GGCTGGACCAGGAGCAACGCCGCCCGCACCACCAGCCACTTCTGTTGTAGGTCAAACCCCAGATCAAATTGAACGCGATTTTTTGCGTGACCAGTTGGACGAATTTACCCGCAGGTTTGAAGCATCCCAACAACAGATCATTCAGCAGCAAGAGTTTGACACCCAGCGCCGACGCCAAGATGCTCGCGCCACAATCCGTCAAGTGTTGGAATCGTATGGGTTGGGTGAACTTTCTGATTACACCTATAACGAAGTGATTGTTAAGGAAACGGTGAACATCAATAACCCTGATGCCGTTATTTTTGCTTTGCGTGAACAGCCCGCATACCAGCGCAGGTTTGCAGGTAACGCTGCCCGTTCCCGTGCAGGTCTGTCCGAACTGGATCCCGCCTCATATATCGCGTTAGAAAACCAATACCGCGCAACCTTGCAGGCCAACGGTTTGCCAACAAACTTTTACGATTCGACCGAAGACTTTCAAACGCTCATTGAGGGCGACGTGTCGCCATCAGAGTTAAACGAGCGGGTACAGTCTGGTTACCGTGCAGTAGCAGACGCTGACCCTGCTGTGCGCCGCCAAATGCAAGAACTGTACGGTGTGTCCGAAGGCGAATTGGCTGCATATTTCCTTGATCCGACAAGAGCAGCGCCGTTGCTAACCCGTCAGGCTCGCGCCGCCCAGATCGCTGGACGTGCCGTAGAGCAGGCTGGCATCCGGCTGACTGGCGCATTCGCCGAGGACTTGGCTCGTCGCGGCATCACCCCACAGGAAGCCGAACGTGGTTTTGCTGAGATTGGTGCTTTAGGTGAACTCCGTCAAACTTTTGCTGGTGAAACAGAACTCACCCAAGAGCAGTTGGTCGGGGCGACCCTAGCTTCTGATGTGGAAGCACAACGCGAACTTGAGCGTCGCCGTCGTGGGCGTGTATCAGAGTTCCAGGGTGGTGGATCGTTTGCTCGCACTACAGGCGAAACCTCTGGCTCGATCCGCACCGGTATAGGCGAAGCCCAATAGCCCTTATGCTATAGTACCGTTGTTCCTACATGGGGACACCGTTGGAGAAGCCCCGACTTCAGCGTAAACACAAGGGTGTAACTAGCAGCCATCCTCGGACCTCCATCGGGGATGTGGGCGGAAGGAGTGGGTCATGTCGGACGCAAACAACGAGTTTGAGGACGAGCAAGTAGACCAGCCAAAGGATCCAGTACGGGCACATATGCGCAAACTGGAAGCCGAAAACAAGCGCAAGGACGAAGAACTCGCAACACTGAAAAGTGCCCAGCGAGAACTCGTGTTCTTGAAAGCAGGAGTAAATCCTGATGATCCGAAAGCGAAGTATTTCGTTAAGGGTTATGACGGTGAACTCACAGTTGAAGCAATCCGACAGGCAGCCGAAGAAGCTAGTTACATTCCGAGTCAACGCAAGGAAATCGAAGAGGACGCTCAAGCGTTCGGTCGATTGAACCGGGCAGCAACTCACGGTGAAACTAGCGAACCCGTGGTCGATTATGCGGACAAGATCCGCAACGCTCGCACCCCAGACGAGGTGATGCAACTGGTGGCCCAAGCAAGAAAAGAACTAGAATCCCTCTAACACAAAGGAAAAAATAAGTGAGCAAGACCCAACTTTCAACGCTTAACGTCTCTAAGGCGGCGTACGAGCAGTTGGCTTACTTCGCGCTCCGCAGCGAACTTCTGTTCGATCAGGCAGCCGATGTTCAGCCAACGAACCAGTCCATGCCAGGTTCGTCTGTCATTTTCACCAAGTTCGGTGACTTGTCGGCCGCTACCTCCGCCCTCACCGAGGACACCGATGTCACGCCAGTCGTCATGAGCGACTCGCAGGTCACCGTAACCCTCGTCGAGTACGGTAACGCAATCAACACCACCGCCAAGCTGCGTGGCACGTCCTTCTTGGATGTGGATTCGGCTGCCGCGAACATCATCGGTTACAACGCTGGAGACAGCATTGACCAGGTGGTGCGTGAAGTGTTGGCTGCCGGTTCGCAGAACATTTTCTACGGTTCGGGTGGCGCTTCGGCTCCGTCGAGCCGTGCGACGGTGGGTAGCGACGACATCCTGACGGCGAACGACATCCGCAAGATGACCGCTTCGCTGCGTAAGAAGAACGTGGCAACCTACAACGGTTACTACATGGGCTTCATCCACCCAGACGTGTCGTACGATCTTCGCAAGGAGACCGGCAACGCATCGTGGAACGCCCCGCACGTGCAGGTCGACACCGCCAACATCTACAACGGCGAAATCGGAACCTTTGAGTCGGTGCGTTTCATTGAGACGCCACGCGCGAAGATCTTCGAGAACGCTTCGGATGGTTCTGGTTCCAGCACTGGTTCCAGCGCAACGGTAGACGTATATTGCACGCATGTCATGGGCCGTCAGTCGCTTGCAAAGGCGTACTCGGTTGTTGACGGCAACGGTGCTTTCCCGAAGATCGTGGAAGGTCCAATTGTTGACGTGCTGCGTCGCTTCAACCCGATGGGTTGGTACTGGCTGGGTGGCTACGGCCGCTTCCGTGAGGAAGCTCTCGGTCGTATCGAGTCCAGCTCGTCAATCGGCGCTAACTAATCAACTTCAGTTGAGTGAGAGGCCCGCCCTTCGGGGCGGGCCTTTTGCTATTGTGGCGTCGGGGTGGACGGCTTCCCTCCACCGTCCACCCCACCATGTTGTATAGTTTGTTGGTCGGAAGGTTGATGAATGTCGATTAGTAACTATGCGGAAAACAAGCTTCTGGATACGTTGCGTAACCAGTCGTTCGCTGTTACTACTGCTTATGTGAAGTTGCATTTGGGGGACTCTGGCGAGGATGGAACCTCTAACGCCGCCACCGAAACAACCCGTAAGGCTGTGTCGTGGAACGCGGCTTCGTCTGGGTCTATGTCGTCTAGCGCGACTTTGGAGTGGACGAATGTGGCGGCTACGGAGACGTATACGCATTGGTCGATGTGGGATAACGCTACGGCTGGTAACTGTTTGTGGACGGGTTCGTTGTCGGCTTCTGCGGCTGTGACGGCTGGGGACACTTTCCAAATTACGTCGCTTACGTTGACGTTGGACTAGTTGGGTGGCCCTGAGTGGCGACTAACTTTCCCACCTCTCTTGATGCGCTGACTAATCCGGCGGCTGGTGACAGTCTTACTAGCCCGTCTCATGCTGGGCAACATGCGGATGCGAATGATGCGATTGAGGCGTTGGAGGCGAAGGTTGGGGTGAATGGTTCGACGGTTGCGACTAGTCTGGACTATAAGGTGAACAAGCCGATGAATTCGGATGTTCTTGCGGCGATTATCACGATGGATGTAGGAGTTTAGAGATGGCTGTTGGTGACAGAGTTGAGGCACGGCTTGGAGGGCCGACACAGTTGGGTACGACTACTACGACTATTTGTACTGCGGCTACGGGGTATGCGGAGATTTTGAAGCAGATTGTTATTTGTAACACGGATACGGTTGACCGTACGGTGACTTTGGCTGTTGGGTCTGCGGCTACTGCGGCGAACCGTTTGATGTCTAGTTTGCCGATTGGTGCTAACGACACGATTGTGTTTGATACGGCGATTGTGTTGGCGGCTGGTGAGACGTTGCAGGGTTTGTCGGATACTGCGGATAAGGTGACGGTGACTGTTGTTGGTTGGGAGAAGCAGACAGCGTAATGGGGTTGGATAACGCTTACGGTGTCGGCTCGTTGAAGCCGGGTGTTTGTACGAGTTCTACGCGCCCTACTTCACCGTTTACTGGTCAGGTTATTTTTGAGACGGATACTGGTGCGACATTGTTTTGGTCTGGTTCTGCGTGGAAGCCAAATGGGATTGTTGTTTGCACTTCTTCTACGCGCCCATCACCTCCCGCTACTGGACAAATAATTTTTGAAACAGATACGAACCAACAACGAATTTGGCTTGGGAGTGCTTGGTCTAACGGGGTTGGTTTTATATCAACTTTTTCTGCAGAGTATCTTTTGGTTGCTGGCGGCGGCGGAGGAGGGCGAGGAGGCGGCGGTGCTGGAGGAGTTTTGGGCGGGACATCGACACTATCGATTGGAACCACCTACCCAATCGTTGTTGGCTTGGGCGGCACTGGCGGTTTAACTTCAACTGGCGCCTTGGGAACAAACGGCGGAAATTCAACCTTTAATGGCAACACAGCGGTTGGAGGAGGCCGGGGAGGAGTAAACGGCACAAACGGCGCTTCTGGTGGTTCCGGTGGAGGTGGCGGTGCTGACGCCGCCACATCTGGTGGAGCAGGGACTTCTGGGCAAGGTTTTGCTGGAGGCTCCGGCAACCCCGTTTCTTGTTCTCCTGTGGGCGGCGGCGGAGGCGCTGGGGGTGCGGGTCAAAACGCTTCTAGTATTTCTGGAAACGGTGGTGTTGGTACGACCACTTATTCTGCGTGGGGGGCAGCCACATCCCTAGGACAAAACTCTAGTGGGACTTATTATTTTGGTGGTGGCGGTGGTGGTGGTGCTTATTGTACAACCAATGGAACTGGTGGCCTTGGCGGCGGCGGAAATGCCGCATCTTCTAATGGCGGAACAGGAACCGCGGGGACAGCCAACACTGGCGGTGGTGGTGGCGGTGGAGCCGTTGGCGGGGTTGGTGGCTCTGGTGTGGTAATTGTCAGGTATTTGGCTTCTGCCGTTGCGGGTGTGACGATTACTGGCGGAACAAAAACAACTTCTGGGATTTACGTTTACCATGCTTTTACTTCTTCTGGAGATTTGGTTATCGCATGACTATTTCTGCTACCACACAGGGCTTGCGTCCCGGAGCCTGCACCTCCACCAACCGTCCCGCTGTCCCGTTCGACGGCATGGTTGTCTATGAGACTGATACGAACACAATGTCGGTGTGGGATGGCACATCCTGGGCATCACTGTCCGGGCCTATCTCGCTGAACTTTCAGACAATCTCGGTGAACTACACGATGCCTTCTGGGTATAACGGTTTGTCGTCTGGGCCGATTACGATTGCGTCTGGTGTGACGGTGACGGTTCCGTCTGGTTCGAGTTGGAGCATTGTATGAGCAAGCTTGCTGTGGGCCAGTTGGAAGGTTTGGCGTCTGAGGGGTATCGGATTTCGGTTGCGTCGGGTTCTGCGTTTGCCCCGGTGGGAAGCATTTTGCAGGTTGTGTCTACGACCAAGACCGACACTTCGAGTACTTCAAGTTCTACATTTAGTGACGTTACTGGTTTATCTGTTTCTATTACACCGAGTTATTCAAATAGCAAAATACTTGTAATTTTTACGTGCCACGTCGCTACTTCAGCATCTACTACCGCTTCTATAAAACTTCTTCGTGGTTCAACCGATATTTTTATTGGTGATGCGGCTGGCAGCAGGGTTAGGGCTAGTCAAACTTTGTATGATTCCTTTGGGTCCACTCTTTCTGGGTGCCATTTGGATTCACCTGCTTCTACTTCTGCGTTAACTTACAAGATTCAATTTAGGGCAGGTGACAGCGCGGTCGCAACATACATAAACCGTTCTGGCACTGATTCTGATTCTGGTTTGTATACGCGCACTGCTTCTTCGATTACGGTTTTGGAGGTGGCTGGGTGAGTACGCTTCGTGTCGGAAACCTGACGGCGGTCGGCGGAACAGGCACCATCACCGTACCCGTAAACAACACGTTGACACAGACGGGCGCAATCTTGCAGGTTGTGTCAACAACTAAAACCGATTCGTTTAGTGGAACATTAAACGGAGGTAGCGAACTTGAAATTACTGGCTTAAATGTTTCCATTACTCCAAAATTTTCATCAAGCAAAATTTTGGTTCAATGCAATCTTGTAAAATACTATTGGGGAAACGTAACCCTTAAAAGAGATTCAACTGCAATTTGTATTGGTGATGCGGCAGGTTCCCGGTCCAGAGTTTCTGCAACATCTGGAGGAGGGAGTAGCGCGAGCATTGCGAACTCTGGCTCAATACTTTTTTTGGACTCGCCAAATACCACTAGTCAAATTTCTTACAAGGTATTTTTACAAAGCACAAACAGTAATGCTGTAACCGTTTATGTCAATCGAAGCGAAACAGACACAGACAATACCTACTTTGGGCGGTATGCTTCTACGATTACGGTGTTGGAGGTGGCTGGGTGAGTTCGATTATTCGTGCGGATAAATGGCAGAACGCTTTAGGTGTCGCCTACAACGCGGTGTTACAGGTTGTGTCCACCACCAAAACCGACACTTTCACCACTTCCTCTACGTCAATGGTCGATGTAACTGGTCTTTCTGTTTCAATAACTCCCAAATTTTCTTCAAGCAAGATGCTCATAATGTTTAACGCTCTTGGTGGAAACGATACAAACAACTCTGTCCAATACGTCAACTTTGTAAGAGACTCAACTGCTATCGGCCAGTCAACCGGAGGAACCACCAACAATACAATCGCTGTGGTTAACGGTGATACAAACCAGTCAAAGTTCTTTTCTATGCACTTTCTTGATTCTCCTTCTACCACCTCTGCGGTAACATACAAAATCCAGATGGCCGTTGGAAGCGGTTCTGGTTCAATCGGACGTAGAACCGCTACAGATAACAGGTCTATTTCAACGATTACAGTTATGGAGATTGCACAATGATTGATTACCCAGCCATCCTCACCCGCCACTACCAAGGCTCCGAATGGACTTTGAACGGCGACGAATACGCGGGCCTCACATGGCTGTCCGACACCACGAAGCCCACCCAAGAGGAACTGGATGCTTTGTGGGATGCGACACTCGCCTCCATCCAGCAGGAGAAGGTTGATAAGCAGGCCGCTCGACAGGCGCTCCTTAACCGTTTGGGTATCACCGAGGATGAGGCAAGGATGTTGCTCGGCTAATGCCTCTGTCGTCTGTTCTTGGTGCCCAATCGCTGATAAAGCCGGGAGTATGCACATCATCTACTCGGCCTGCGTCCCCGTATGAGGGGCAAACCATTTATGAAACAGACACCGATTTAGTTAAGTCATACAACGGCACATCATGGGTGACCATCGGCCCAGCAACAATCCCAGCCGCCGCAGTCACAGCAATCCAAGCCGCCAGAGTAGCAACCTCACAAACCACCACCAGCACCTCCTACACCGACCTCACCACATCCGGCCCAGCAGTAACCCTAACCACCGGAACCGCTGTCATCATCACCGTGTCATCAGACACCAGCAACTCTGCCGCGAACGCCAACGCCAACGCAGGAAACACCCACATGGGTGTAGCCGTATCCGGTGCATCCACCGTTTCTGCCGCAGACACCCACTGTGCGCGTCGCCCACAAATCCATTCCTCACACACCCAAACCATTTCTTCCGTGTTCTACCTAGACGGACTCACCGCAGGCTCCAACACGTTCACCGCCAAATACAAGGTTTCTGCGACTGGTGACCAGTCTGCTGGAACAGGAACTTTCGCTAACCGGAACATCACCGTTATCGCCATCTAAACATGGCTACCATCTACAACGAACCCGGCAAGGTTTATAACGAAGCCACGTTCATCTATGACCAGGCTACGGTCACCGTCACCGCTACCGCCACAGGCTCAGGCACAGGCACCCAAACCGCTGTCGGACTCGTCAACCGCATCCGCACCGCCACCGGTTCAGGAACAGGGACATCTAACAACTCGATTGCGTTCAAACTTTTACGCACCGCACAAGGCGCAGGCGGCGCAGGCACAGGCGACAACGCAGACCCGAACGTCATCCCCGTCCGCACTGCCACAGGTTCTGGCACTGGCGCGGCGTCAACCGCCGAGAACTTCTTTTCGGTCTTTGCCCGTACTGCGAGCGCATCAGGCACCGGAACATCCACCGCAGTACGCCTCGTCATCGACATCCGCACCGCCACCGGCTCAGGTCAAGGA